ATAGGCAAGCTATACCCCATAATAGATTTGTTAGCACTGAACATTGGCCACGCCAAAAGCAAGGGTGACGAATGACGCCCACAGAGCGAGCCATCGCAAACCTAGAAGCGCATGAGCGCGAGTGCGCGGCTCGCTATGAAGAGATCAACCGCCGCCTGGAGTCGGGCGGCAAAAAGATGGATCGGCTCGAATTGATGCTCTGGGGCATGTACCCCGTCATTTTCGGGACGGTCATAGCAACGAAGTTTTTAGTTTAGGAGGCCCGTATGAGTGAGGGCAACATTTCTCTCCCACAGTGGAGTCTAGGTTTGGCAGCTGGCGCGGTATCGCTGGCCGTTGCTTGGGGGGTTTTACAGTCAAACGTAGCCCACGCCACGGAGCAGCGCGAACGCATTGAGCAAGTCGCCAAGGAGGCTATCGAGAACAGCCAAAAAAACGGGCAAGCGATAGCGGTGACGGACGCCAAGCTGGAAGCGATTGTCGCGAGCCTAGAGAAGCAAGAGCAGATCAGCGCGAAAACAAACGAGCAGATCAGTGTGTTGGTGCAGGCGCTTCTGAAGTCCCAAGACTAAGTTATGACCCTGCACGCCCCAATCTCTACTGCGATCTGCGCGAGTACAAGATGCTCGCGGAGATCCACCCGCCCGCAAAGCGGAAAGCGGTAGCGATGAATTGGCTGTCGTTTAACTTCCAGCGATGCAGCTTCGGCGCAAAGGTGTTTGTGCAGAACCAAGGCCCGCTGACGTTGGGCACAGCCTGGGACAGCGAGGTCTACCAGCTGACCATCGACTTGCAGGCGCAGCAAGAGCGAGCCACGCAGGCTATCCGTAAAAAGAAGGTGCTGTGATGGGCGAGACGATGCTCATATTCATGATGATCTGCGCCGAAAAGGGGAATCTGGAGAAGCCGATTGCTAACGAGGCGTTTCAGACGCTCACTGGATGCTTGGATTATGCGGTCAGTTTGAACTGTCAGAGCGTGTACAAGCTAAACGGCGTTTGCGTGCAGGGGCAGAACAGATTTTACGAGTGCCACTGCAGACCTAGAACGATAAGGCGTAGCGAGGCTGGGGCTACGATCTTGTTTCGCGATCCCGAAACAGAGACCGAAGACTAGTGGCGCTGCTCGGCACGCTGCTAGGGCCAGTAACCGACCTGGTAGGCGGGGTACTAAAAAACCGCCAAGAAATTGGTAAAGCCAAACAGGCCGCAAAGCTAGAGCAGATAAAAAGCGGCGCTGATTGGGAGGCCAAGATGGCCGCCGCGAGCGGGGCCAGTTGGAAGGACGAGTTTTGGACGGTAGTCCTGGCGGTGCCGGTTTTTATGGTTGGCTACGCCATTGCGATGAATGACACGTCAGTGATTGAGCGTGTTGAGTTAGGTTTTGAGGCACTGAACAGTTTGCCTGAGTGGTATCAGTACCTCTTGTTTTTGGCAGTAAGTGCCAGCTTTGGAATTAGAGGCGTCGATAAATTAATGAGCTTGCGAAAATGAGCAACAAGTTAATCAACATGCTAAAGCGCCATGAGGGCGTGCGGTCGAAGGTCTATACCTGCACCGCAGGCTACGAAACGATTGGCGTCGGCCGAAATATATCTGCCACTGGGTTAGGCCTTGATGAAGACGAGATTGATTTTTTGTTGATCAACGACATCACCCGCGTTCGGCATGAGCTAAATCGAACCTTCTCCTGGTTCGACCGACTCGACAATGCCCGAAAGGATGCGCTGATAGACATCGCGTTTAACCTGGGCCTGACAGTGCTTTGCAAGTTCGAGAAAAGCCTCGACTACATGGCGTCTGGCGACTACATGCTGGCAGCTGACGAGTTTTTGGATAGCCGTTGGGCGAAGCAGGTAGGCAACCGCGCCGTAGAGGTGACCGATATGATCCGCACTGGAGAGTACCAAGATGCCGCTGCTTAGCTTAGCTATACCACCTGGCGTGCAGAAAAACGGCACCGCGCTGCAGCAGGCAAACGCCTGGAGCGACAGCAACCTGGTGCGCTGGTACGAGGGCGCGATGCAGCCGGTAGGCGGCTGGCGCTCCCGCACCACAAGCGCCATGACCGGCGTCTGCCGCGCCATGACGGCCTGGCTTGATAACAGCGGACGCAGACGGACAGCAGCCGGCACTCACAGCAATTTGTATTTTATTGCTACGGATTCAACGCTGACTGACATCACACCGTCTGGCTTTACAGCCGGCAGCGCAGACGCTGTACAGAATCTTGGATATGGCGGCCTGACTTGGAATAGCTTTACCTGGAACACTCCGCGCCCAGATCGTGGCACATATACGCCGGCGACTACCTGGAGCCTGGATACGTTTGGCGAGTACCTGATCGCCTGCGCCACGTCAGACGGGAAGATTTACCAGTGGGCAAATAACACCGCGTCAGCAGCTGCGCTGCTCAGCAACGCGCCGGTCGATAACACAGCAATTGTGGTGACGCCAGAGCGTTTTGTATTTGCGTTAGGTGCTGGCGGTGTAGGCAACAAGGTCGCGTTTAGCGACCAAGAAGACACAAACACATGGACGCCTGCGGCAACGAACCAGGCAGGCAGCTTCACACTGGCTACCAACGGCAACCTAGTTGCTGGCCGCCGGATGCGTGGAGAGACGCTGTTGCTGACAGACATTGACGCGCACGTTGCTCGATACCAAGGCCCGCCGTTTGTTTATGGCTTCAGCCAAGTCGGCACCGGCTGCGGCGTGATCAGCGCCGGCGCTTGCGTTGTCGCAGACCAGGCAGCCTATTGGATGGGCAACAACGGGTTCTTTGTCTACGACGGCAGGGTGCAGCCGCTGCGATCAGCTGTGGGCGACTTTATCTTTGAGCATCTAAATGAGAGCCAGCGCAGCAAAGTGGTTGGCGTGCTCAACTCGCAGTTTTCTGAGGTGGTTTGGTTCTACCCATCTGAAGGGTCGAACGAAAACGACTCCTACGTTTCTTACAACTATATGGAAGGCCACTGGCAGGTAGGCACCCTGGCGCGCACTGCAGGGTTCGACACCGGCACCTTTGTCTATCCCAATTACGCCACCTCTGACGGCTACATTTATGAGCACGAGGTGGGCTACACATATGACGACGACAGCGTCGTCTTTGCCGAGACCGGCCCTATCCAGTTGGGTGCCGGCGACCGTTTGGTAGTTGCACGTTCCTTGATACCAGACGAAAAAACTGCGGGCGATGTGACGGCAACATTTAAGACCCGCCTCTATCCGAATGCGTCAGAGTCGAGCTTTGGCCCGTTCACTATGGCAAACCCGACCGACGTGCGCTTTCAGGGCCGGCAGGTTCAGATGCGCGTCACGGGCAACACAGCGTCCAGCTGGCGCGTTGGAACGATGCGGCTTGATGTAGTGGAGGGCAGCAGACGATGAGGCTACAAAACCCTCCAGCGCGGTACAGCGGCAGCTATCAGTCGTCGCTCAATCTAGACATTGAGCAGGCCGACCAGCTGAACCACAAAAAGAATCAGGACGTAGAAGTAGGCGCGGCGCGTTTGATTCTGCGCAGCCCTAATGGCACGCGCTTCAGCGTAACGGTCGATAACAGCGGAAATTTGAGCGCAGCATCAATATGAACACGGCAAAACAAACAGCGGCAGAGGTCATGGCACCGTACAGGTTCCTTATTGAGTCTGCGTTGGACTACGCCGGCGGCACGCACGACTACGCTGATATCGTCCAGGGCGTAGCAAACAGCGTTATGTTTTTTTGGCCAGCGCAGCGTAGCTGCCTGGTAACCGAGATCGTGCAGTACCCGAAAAAACGGGCGCTGCATGTATTCCTAGCGGCGGGCGACCTAGATGAGATTAAAGACATGGAGCCGTCGCTGCAGGAGTTTGCAAAGAGTCTTAAATGCGACGCCATAAGCCTTACAGGCCGCAACGGCTGGAAGCGCGCACTAAACAGCATGGGCTACACGCCCGCGCACATCACAATGGTTAAAGAGTTATGAGTAAATCAGGCAACGGCGACATCGTAAGCGTAGACCCAGAGCAACTGGAGGCTGCGTTAGATTTCACTGAGGGCGGCATTATTCCGGCAGAGCAACTTATGCCTGTAGTCATTCCAGAGGTTGCACCGGCTGTGCCTGCGATTCAACCAGCTATTCCTGCAGCGCCAGAGGTAGGCATTGCGCCGCCAATAAGCATACCTGCGGTGACAATACCAACGACAACGCCATTGGCGTCGCCAGCGGTGCAAGATTTCTATGGCAGCGGCGACAGAATTACTCAGCCGGACGCGGCGTACTATGAGCAGTTCCCGCTGCCTGGTGCGCAGACGCAGCCGACTGCGCCTACGCCGACGATACCGATATTCGATCCGGTGGTGATACCAGACACAAGCACGTCTGCGCCATTTTCGCCGCAAGATTTGCAGCCCTATGCAGAGTTTTTGCAGACCGCGTTTCGGCCGGATATGAGCCAGTTTCTGACAATTGATGACCTAGCAGAAAATCCGGCGTTTGACCCTACAGAACTAGAGGGCCAGATGAACGAATTTGCACTAGCAGGGCCGGCCAACACATCTCAGTTTTTAACAGCTGCCGACTTGCCAACTTACAACCAATTCGATCCGACTTACTTAGAGGATCAAATAAACGAACTAGCCATGTCGCGCCCGATGGACACAAGCCAGTTTTTAACAATGGCCGACTTGCCAACGTATGACACTAGCCAGTTCATCACGGCAAGCGATCTGCCGACCTATCAGCAGTTTGACCCAACAGAGTTGCAAAACCAGATCAATGAGTTGGCAATGGCCCAGCCGATGGACACGTCGCAGTTCTTAACAGCTGCAGATTTGCCTACTTACGACACAAGCCAATTTCTAACAACTGCAGATTTGCCTACTTACCAACAGTTTGACCCCACTGCGTTGCAGCAAGAGATTGCAGAATTACAGG